ATACCCCCAAGTACCCCCTAAAGTCAAGCATTTATGCTATAATTTATGTATGAAAAAAGTTAAAGGTGCACGTAACTCTGAGAGACAGAACGGAAAGGCTTCTAAGAAGCGTCCGAAGATGTTTGATCCTCAGAAGCGTCGTCTAGTCTCTCAATAATATCGTTCAAAGGAAAATACTTAGTCTCTACTAGGTCTATTACAGCCTTCTTGTTCCTCAAACTGGACTGTTCAATAGTCTTTACGATCTTTTCGTTCTCGTTCAACTCTCCCATAATCTTAGCAACCTGAATATAGATACGCATCTCTGGATGAATCTTGAACGCAAGCCATTCTCGGAACTGTTCAATTCTCATACTGATTATTTCTCCCATCCCACTGGCTCCTTATCCATTGCGTGGTTCTTAACAACTTGAACCAATTGGTTACGTGTGTAAGGATCTTCCCTAAGCCAATCAACATCATGGATATGCTTGTTAAGAAGATCAACAATCTGGTTGTGATTCTCTTTCATTCCTGCTTCGTATCCATGCTTCCAGCCGTGGTCATAGCCCTTTTGTACTAGGCGTACACGCCATTTAAATATCTTTGGTAGTTTCATTTGTATCTTTCTGTCTATTGTTTGCATCAAAGGTAGTCCAGGGATTGATATCCCAGTTGTGCTTATCTCCACCTACGATAATGCTGTATGCCATGTCGTATACCCCAGCGAAAGTCGGTGCGGTACCCATGCCTAGTTCTTCTCCGTTGTGAGAAACGTCTAGACCCCAATGGCTTGGTTCTCCCTCATACATCACCTTAGTGATAGTAATGGTTACTTGATCTGATGAATCAATCATTTGCTTCTCCCTGATATGGCATCAATAATATCTTCTGCCATGTAGTGTCTATTAAGACATATCTCTGAGTGAGTCATGCCATGGTACTCAATCTTTCTAATGATGTCAACAATCGCTTCACGCTCTTGCCTCTTGGAAATCTCTATAAACTCATTGATAGCCAGTACATCTTCCTTAGTGAAAGATGAATCAAGTACTAGCATGTCGCTCTCTACTTTGATCATTAGCAACATCCCGAATCTTCAAAGATAAGCAACTGCTTGTCTACACCTGAGCAGCCATAAACCAGGGTGGGTGCAGGAAGTTCCTTGGTAAGGCTCTCATTATCATGCCAGTCCTCGCCGTTAGCAATCTGGTCTAGACGGTATGTATTCCAATCTTCCTGTGGGTCACCGTCAGTGATAATGAGCAACGCTCCACCACTGTGCCAGTTAGTAGTCAGTCCACCAACATAGTCATATACATAGGTTTTCATTTGTTCTCTCTCTTCACAATCCAATAAACGTTTAATGCCAGCAGAAGGATAAGTGCAGACTGAATGATGTCAATAATGTTTTGTCCGCTCACTTGTTCTTCTTAAGTTCGTCGGTAACATGTAGGTAAACCCCAGTACCTGCTTTTCCAATTGGTGGTGCTTCATAGGTAACGGTATAACCATTACGAACAAGCAGTGCAACTGCTTTCAAGATATCGTCAATACGATCCATTATGCCACCTGCTTGTGTGTTACCCAATAGTACTGGCATCTGTCGCAACATGGTTTATTGCTTTTCGATTCGACGGCGGTAGCGAACTCGTAGTAGTATTCTGGGTCTTTGCGATATAGGTTTGCTTTGTGTGTAGTTGTCACACGTGCCATAACCTTTTTGTCGTCCATCCAGAAAGGCATACCATAACCCCAGTCCTGATACTTACGCTCGTTAAGTTCGTTGAGATTACGAAGATTGTTCTCTGTCTTGATGCCACGCTTGTCAGCCTCTTCAATCATTACCATAGCGTACTGAAACAACCCCATCTCAAAGCCACGCCACATCTTGACAGCAGGATGATTACGCCATCCAGCATGAGGATCGTCGTTTGATAGTACATTGAGGATTTGGTAGCATTCCAGGATTTGCTTGTTAAGACGTTTATTGTCCAAAGCCTGAGCAGTGTTATAGAATGATTTGAATGGCATGAAAGTTTGCATGTTTGTCCTTTGTTTAACGGAAACTTTATATACTAAGTATACTGGAGAATAGCCCTTGTGTCAAGGGTGTGTTTCTCTTATTTACCGCCGAACTTTTACTGGATATTGTTTTTTACGCCCGAAATGCCTTCGGCAAGAGTGGAGATCTTGGCACAGCCATCGTGGTCACAGGCAGTGTCAGCCAGATAGTCCTCACAAATCTGTGAGTCTAGTAGTTTAATTACTGTTTCCAGTGCAGCCCTAAAGCCCTTGTTGTATTCAACCTTACCAATCTGCTCAAAGTCAGAGAGTTTCATGTTTGCGAAGTTGCTGATGTCCATTGTGTTCCTATCCTGGGAATTGTGCTAGATATTCTCTAGTCTTGCTTGTGATACCGTTCCATGCTGACCAGTTCTTACCACCATTAGACATGTGAAATGCAATCTTGGCATTGGTATATGGGTCAAAGAGTTCCTTGTTATTCTTTAGGTTAAACTGCTTTAGTCGTGCTGGTCCAAGAGAGCCAATCATGTTGATCTGGAATAGACCGTATGAGTTATCTCCTGTGTTGCTGTTGCGGTTGTGTGCCATTGGTCGTCCTGTGGACTCCTTCATAGCAGTTGCCCACGCCTTCTTGAGACCTTCTCCTCGGAATCCAACCTCGTGTAGGATATCCTTTAGTTCGTGTGGCTTTAGCATTGTCTTCTTAGTGTAAACAATCTTATTAGGCTTTAGGAGTTCCAGTGTCTTGTCAGGCTTAACAGTGACAACCGTATTGACAATAGGTGCTGCCTGGACTGGGTTGGTAACCGCAAAAGGGATTACGAACAGGGCAATAATTATCTGGGATTTATACTTATTATTCATCCTATAATTATACCATTCAACCATACCCATGTCTACCCTAAATGCTATAATAGTACCATGTCAAAGTTTAGATACCCGATTTTCCCAGATAGAACCTATACCATAATCTACGAAGATTTTGAGTATGAGGTTACAGGTGAGGAGATCACAGCCATGTTCAGGCGTGGGGCATATCTAGAAGACCTTATTCAAAGTCTGGATACTGAGGATCATTTGTGGGATACTGCTCCTGGCAAGCGTGACAGTAGTGAGTAGGTCTAAATCCCTTTGGAGTACCACCAAGGACAATCCCATCAGTCTTAGCCATTTCAATTAGGGCAGGCGTTGGGTAGCCGTAAATCACGTTTACTAGGTCTCCATTACAAGTTGGACAATTATTCATATATCTATTATAACAGAAATTGGGATGTATAATGGTAGGATGGATCAAGAAGAAATCCTTAGAGATTTAACTAGATTGATAAACGCCACTGGTAGTAAAGGCGAGGAGATCTTTGATCTTGCTCTTGCCTATGAAAGAATTGAGTTCTTTAACAAGTTTAGGATTCTTCTTCACCAAAAAGATATGGCTAATGACCAGGTTGCCGTAGACGTTCTTAACTGGGCTTATCAACTTCTATCTGAATAATAATGTATAATAGTAGCATGGCTACTCACTCACTTACGACCCTTAGCAATTCTACTGCTACCAGACTTACGCCCAATGGGGTTCACTCTGGAATTGACTTTACTATTCAAAACGTAAACGCATCTGGATATATCTATCTTGGAGCAGAAAATGTTTCATCTGAAAATTATGGATACAGAATTCTTCCAAATCATGCCATCTCCATAGAACTAAATGGACAAGAGTCCTTGTATGCAGTTGGCAGTCAGCCAAGCATGAAGGCTGCAATCCTAAAGACTAAACTTGAGAGTGGCTCTTAATGGCTAGATTTACCCATCCTGCTTTTGGTGACACTGATGGTCTGACTACCGAAATCAAGCCTTACTCTCCAGTATGGTCTGGAACTGGTTTGACTTTTACCAACACCCCAGCAACTGGATCTTATGTCAAGATTGGTAATCTTGTGACTGTACAAATAGAGGTTCTCTTTACAAATGTCTCAAATTTTGGAACAGGTCAATACTCTCTGACACTGCCGTTTGCTTCAAAATACCACACTGATGTTTACGGTGGGTCCATCCATGACTCAGTAAATCAGGGTGTAGATCACTATAGCATTAAGGGTCATCTATCGGATTCAAGCACTTCCATGACCATATGGAATATTGGAAGTTCTGCAAAAGACGAACCTTTTGACCACAATAGCCCAATAAACCTTACAACAGCAGACAAGTTTCACATGTCGTTTACATACATCTGCGAGTAGTTGGTAGCATGGACATAGTCTACATCTGCCGTAAAGGCGATAACGAAGAACTCAGGTATTCTATACGATCTGTGGTTAAAAACCTACCAGAGAGCCGTGTGTGGGTTGTGGGGTATAAGCCTGATTGGTACGTTGGAGACTTCATTCCTGTAGAGGATACATCTGGTAAGTTTAACAACATCAGACTAGCCCTGCTTGCAGCAGCAAACCACCCAAAGGTATCTAAGAACTTTATCTATATGAATGATGATTTCTTTTTGATCAAGCCTATTAAAAGGCTTAAGACTTATAGTGGTGGTCTCTTGTCAGACAAGGTTGCCAGATACCGCCAGATAAATCCAACGTCTGGATATGTGATATCGCTAAAGAAAACTATGGAATGTCTAAATAGACTAGGAATAAAGAACCCTATTGACTACGATATCCATGTTCCAATGATACTTAACAAACAAAAACTAATTGACATTGCTTATCTGCCATTTCAGACCAGGTCTATATATGGTAATTTTTATCAAATAGCGTCAGAGACGATTACAGACGTTAAGAGATACCACTCTGGAAGTTATATGAGCAACATGTCTTATGCTGGAAACAAGTACCCATTCATTTCTAGCGAAGACAAGTCGTTTGATCTGCTTAAAGACACTATCTTGGCAGACATGTTTCCAGAGCCTAGCAAATACGAAGTGCCCCTGGCAGGAATCGAACCTGCGACTAAGAGATTAGAAGGCTCCTACTCTATCCACTGAGTTACAGAGGCTCAGGTAATTAATTACCCTTGTCTTCCTTAAACTGACGAAGACGGTTACAGTTAGAACAGATAAACTTCAACTGTGTTACTTCTCTCTTTGCATCTTCCAGGGTTTCCTGGTCAACAACCATCTTGACAATCTCTGCCTCACGGTGAGCATCTAGAAAGTCCATCTGGCTGTGGTGTAGGTATTGGCTACAACCAGCACACGGACGCTTAATCTTGTAGTTCTCAATATAGGTGACGATCTTGTCTGAGAATACACTGCTTGCTGTCATCTTTACTTCCTTAATTGAATATTCTGTAGAATCTTTTAGGTAGTAGGCTACCGTTCCTTTGGAGCAACCAAGTTCCTGGCTAATGTCTCCGTAACTCTTTCCCTCTGCTCGTAGGCGAAGGATATCTTCTTTATAACTCATGTTATACTCTTTTCTATTATTTATATAATATTATTTAACTAGCCACTTGGCTAGTTCTGGATTATCTTGCATAATCATTAGGAATGCGTTTTCGTAAATGCCGATAAAGTGATGTTCCCACTCTTCATACTCAGCCTTCTTCTTTGGCTTTGTCGATCCCTCAAGGACCATCCGTGCACAGTGCAGAACCTCGTGCACCATAGTTACCTGTTGCTTGCTCAAACTGATGTCTGCTGCAATAACAATAAGATTTCCCTGATCTAGTGTATATCCATACGAGTTGTCGTTTAGCATACCGTCTTCACGTGTATCACGAAACTCTACCACAAATACTTGGGGACCAATTTTTACTGAATCAATCATGCTCTTTCCTTCATTAGGCTATCAATCTTTTGACCTAGTTCATATATAGAACCGTCATTAACAATTGTAGCATCAAACGAGAAGTTGTCAAGGGCTGTTTCGGACTCATGTCCATTTACTGCCCCAGTGCCAGGCTTAACTATCCTGATAAGGATGCCGTCACGATTCTTGATTGCCCTGTATTCATTAGGATATCTGACATCTGTTAAAACAATCTTGTCAAACTTACCAGCATTTCCCATAGCCTGATTTACCCAGAAGTCTGGACCAAACATCTCTCTGCCAACCTCTGTGCCCATCACCTGTAAAAGCCTTCTGGTCTCTGGGGAAAGCCTCTTGGTCTCCTCCCAGCCCAATCCATCTACTGCCTGTGCTAGGTGAGTTGAAGTAAACTCCCCAACAGGGACCACAGGATTAAGTCTATAGAGTGCTTGCCTGATAGGATCGGCAAAGGCTACTCTACGATAGCCGTAGTTTGATATCAGGTGTTGTGCTACAGTGTCCTTGCCTGTTTGTGCGTAACCACTTAGACCAATGATCATTCTTTTGCTGCACTTCCACGATTGATTCCTGCAATGTACCCTGCCTGGAATGCCTTAATCTCAATTTCAGTAGGCATGGAAGATAGGGTAGAAACCCATTTCTCCATATCAATCTTGGCTTTGCGAATGATTGCAGCAAGTTGTGCATCCTGCTTACGCTTCTGATATCTATTGTTGCTCATTGCTCAACGCCTTAAGTGTTTGTGGGAACACGTCCTGAGAAAGAAGTTTGACAGCCTTGGCATACTCTTGAATTTCCCATTGTGCATCATGCTCTAGTCGCTGGTTCAGGAATGTCATTACTCCCTGTAGCGATACTGTCCAACGCCAGCGTACATACATGCCATATGCAGGCAGGAATAGACGTGCAAGTTCTGGAGCAATGCCATCATCCATAGCCTCGTGATACCATTCGGTACCTTGTGCAATAAGATTGATTAACTTGTTGGTGTATACCATGCCAAGAGATTCTGACACTGGCTCACCACTACCCTGCTTGCTGTTCTCTGGCTTGCTACGCCACTGGTCATGCAATGGTACATAGAACTGCTCTTCTTCTGTAATGTATCTGCGAGAAGACTCGTTCCATCCATTCTGATCGTCTACGTGTGTTGAGGAGACTGCATACTTCCACCATTGCCTTGCAACAAAGAGCGGTGCATATACTTCAAACGTGAGTGCTGCGTGACGAAACGGTGACGTGTGACCCTCACGGACGAGGAAACTAAGAAGTTTCTCGTCTCTGGGCTCAAACTCGTAAGACTCTTTATCGTACGATACACGTGCAGCATTAACCACAGATAGATCATTACCAAGGGTGTCAACAAGACGTACATATCCTTCATCCAATACATTAATCTGATTCATTCTTATTCTTTTCTACGAAGCGTTTTTCTAGTTTCTTAACAATAATTCTATATGAGATTATTGCTACTGTCAACTCATAAATGGTATTCCAAAAGAAGTCAACGATTACATGGTTAATGTCTGTTATCATCCCGACAATGACATTCCAATCCATCTTTACTCGGTTTCCTTTACCA